TTGTTCCATCAAAGTCAACAATTTTAGTTTTATTTGCAGCTCTAATAGGTCTAGCAGAGATGTTACCTAGCCAAGGAATTGTGGTAAAACTTTGCTGCACTACTATAATAGTTAAAGAAGGAGTATAGGTTTGGGGCTTACTTGTTCGTACAGTAAATGTAAAAACGTCCCCTACCGTAACTCCGCTAGATGCGTACTCAGTATCATCTTTTACGCTAACGCTACCTTCAACAATATCAGCCGCTGCATCTAATCTGACTACCGCTGCATATTGGTATCCAGTTCCAAATATAGACGGCCCACGTAATTGACGCTCAGTGCTAGCATCTCCGTTTATTTCAAATACTCGTACTTCATACCCCACCTCAGTATCTGTTTGAACACTGGCTGGTTCTGGAGTTACGCGAGTTACTTCTGCCCAATACTTAATAGCCATTAGTAACTTCCTATCTGCTGAATAACTTTATCTTGTTCCAAAGCCGACTTAAAGCGTTGTAGTAATACCTGAACTTCTCCGATTCCCGCTTGAGCAATCTGTACGTTCATGTTTACAGTTACGCAACCGCCACCGCCACTTGTTGGACGATTTCTAATGCGGTCGGCTTCCATTTTAGTCATAAGAACTTCGTCTTTATGAGTATAGGTCAAGCCTTCTTCTGTGCGATCTGCACCGTAGAAGCCAACCTTAATGCCGGCTTTTCTAGCAGTAGCTTGAGCATCATCTAGATACTTAGCAAAAGAACCGTTGTTATATGCAGACCAAGGTTCCCAGTTAGTTCCTTGATTAGATATAGCCCATGCAGCTTTTACGTTAAATGCTGGGTCAAGAAGACGCTTACCATCTCTCCACTTACCACTAGCTGTGTTAGGCGGATTCTTTAAACTTCTAATTTGGAAAAGACCTAGGCTTGGACCCCAAGTTTTATTTTGTAGACTTAAATCTCCTTTAGCGCCTGCTCGTCCTCCGGACTCTGCAAGAGCAACAGCAAAAGCTGTTTCTAGAGACTTGCCTCTAAACCCTTGCTTATGCAGAGCAGATAACAAGCCTTTTCTAGAACCAAATGCCATACCACCTGCATCTCCTGATGCGGCATCCATTACAGAATTTCCTTTAGCTGAATCTAAGAAATCACTGACGCTAGAGGTACTGTGAGCTTTAGCCCAAGCCAGCATGTCTCCATCAGATATGTCGTTATAGCTTAACGGTCCCTTTTGAGCAATTAGTTGAGCTAATCGACTTCCGCCCATAATATCTTTTTTAGAACCACTGTCTAAGCTATTAGGAGAAGACCAGTCAAAATCTTTATACGCATCTGATTTACTCTTAAATAGGTTAGAGATACTAGACTTTACTTTTCCAAACCAACCCTTTGGATCTTCACTCTTTGAGCCCTTATCTTTTCTTACTTCAAAGTGAAGGTGTGGTCCAGTAGAGGATCCAGATCCTGGAGCTCCCTTTGCTCCACCAGAAAGGGCAATCTGTTGTCCTTGTCGTACTACGTCTCCAACTTTTACTAAAGCTTTGCTTAAGTGAGCATAGTAAGTAAAGAAACCATCATGCTTAATAACAACGTAAAGTCCAAAACTTCTTTGTGAATTTGCTTGTGTAGTGACTGTGTCTACTACACCATCTGCAGCCGCTAAAACTGGGGTGCCCACAGGCATCTTATAGTCAATGCCTCCATGGTGCTGTGTAGCAGTTCCGTTAGGATCTTTTCTTGTTCCAAAATCAGAAGAGACTGCGTATCCTTGTCCAGGATTCATAAGCGCAGCATTTGATGGATTGGCTTGAGCTCCGCTAGCTTGACCTGTTTGTCCGCCACCTTGATTCATACCAAGTACTTGACCTATGGCGTTTGATCCACCACCAATTAAAGCTCCGATTGCAGCTCCTGGCAAACCGCCAAACATTGCCCCAGCACCGCCAGAAAGCGCTGCAGCCGCAAGTAGTGAGCTCATACTAAACTTCTTGCTGCCACGTCCTGATTGATACCCCTGGAAGCCGCTCAAAGCCGCGCCAAGTATCGGGATACCCTTGCCTATCACTTTTGCTCCAGTACCGGCTGCAGCAGCTCCTGTGGCTGCTTTTCCAGCACCTCCACCAAAGGCTGCACGCATCATTAACATTTGTCCCAAGCTGCCAGCAGCTCCAGACATGGTTGCTCCAGCTCCTCCAGCCATAGGCAAGGTTTCTAGTACGCCCTTTAATGCGGCAAGTCCTTGAACGACAGGGGGTAGAAGTTCACCAAATGCAGCCATACCATTATTGACGCCAGCTGCCATAGTTAGGGATGCGTTATAACCCGCTACTGCTCCTTGTTCAGTTGACTGAAGGAGTCTGTTTTGAGAGCTTTGATAATTAAAATTATTTCCCTGAATACTTCCTTTTATGCCCATAGTCTTTAAAACGCCACCAGCGTTTTTCATTTGACTTGCAGTTAGAGGCTTTCTATTTTTAAATCTAAGCATGAGCATGCTTGTATAGAGCTGGAAGGTTGCAGGATCCCCACCAGCAGCAGCCATGATTGTTTGATAGTCAATGGTGTTTGGAGAGAACATTGCTTCAGGGTTCTTAGGATCATTACCCCGGTATAAACGATTGTAGATATCATTTATGACATCATTAGGTTGACGTAGGTTGCCTTGAGCATCTCTAAGACGAACACCAAGGCGTAAAAGAACCATACTGTTCTGACTTGCATATGCACCTGCAGCACCCTCGTTTGACATACCCGAGGCTGCGCTCATTCCTCCAAGTTGCCCCATAATATTTTTAGTACTTAGGGAATTTGTTCCATAACCACCTTGAGAAAGAATTTGTCCCATGGCCATAGTTGGGCCCATGGCACTGGTCATGTTTCCTCGACCAACCATGCTGTTAGCGTTAGTAATTACGCCACGAGCTCCGCCAGCACCACGAGAGTACATAGCAATTTGTTCTGCAGCTAGACGCTGAGTAACAGCAGTCATAGTGCTTGGCATAATGCCCATAGCACCGGCACCTAAACCAATTGCAGCTAAGCCAAGCATCTGGCCACGGCCCATACCGCCGCCGCCATATGTGCCATTCATTAGTGATTGGGCACCAGGTCCCATAGAAGCTAAGCCGAGGCTACTAGAAGACTTTCCTTCTTGAGCCTTTACAGTTTTATCTACGGTCTTATATATCTTGTCGTAGAGTTTTTCTAATGCGGTCGCTTTTTTGACAGCAACATCTAGACCCTTCTCCATGGTGCTATTGATACCCTCAATAGCTTTTTTACCCTGTTGAGCGAAGGAGTCTAACCCAATGTTTCCCTTGGGATCGCGTTCTGCCACTTCTATGTCACCACCTTAGGTCTTGCAGCTGCTTTAGATATGAAAACTAATCGTTCTCTTACCGACAAATTTCGTAACTCTGTTAATGACCAACCCGGATAAAACTGGGCTAGAACATCATAAGAGTCAATGAGCATTTGGTAGCTTGTCTCATGAACGAAACAAGTCTGCCAGTGTTAATGGCAGTTCTACCTCCTGGCCACACGTCTTACAGGCCTTCTTTACTTCACTAAGCAATGGACCAGGATTGCGCTTTGCAATCTCTTCTAGAATAGTTCTACGATCTTTTATACCAAGGTTACGAATTTGAGCTTGACCCAATACTGGGACATCGTTAATTTCTAATACACAGTTGCTCAAAAGCAACGTGTCTAGCTCGGCAGTGTTCTTATTAGAAGCATTGACGAGCTTGTTTTGTGTATCTCCTGTAGGGAGAGCCACCTTTACTTGACCTATCTTTAACTTAAGAATAAATCTACGGTCATTGATTCGGTCTTCAAGTGTTTTCATCTCTACGTCTTTTTCCAGATCTACTACAAAAGTCTGTAGTTCTGGGCAACGACTGCAAACAGCTTCTAGCTCAACTTCATTACCAAAGGTAACTCGTCTAATTGCTAGAAGTAAAGCCTCACGGTCTCCAGCTAAAAGCATACTTAGGGTTTCTTTATCAGCTGGTTTGCCTCCTAGAGAGACTGTAGCTTTTTCTAGGATTGTCATAAGTGCTTTACCTGGTTCGGTAATCTTAACAATAGCTTCTTCATCTGCTCCGGTTAGTTCTCTAACTTCAGCAGTAGTTACTAGTTGATCATCCAAAGGATCATAAAATCCACCAGGCAGTTCAATGTTTGTGTCGGGGAGCGATGGGATCGTAATAGTAGGTACCGATCCCACCGTCTCCTCAACTTGAACTTTAGTAATTTCTTGAGCGATCTTATTTGCCAATGCCGGATTTTCTGCGGCATTTAAAGTCTGTGTAGTCATTTTATATACCTTCTGTTAGTTACTGATTTGTGTTTTCTGAACCTTGAATAGCACCGTTATTGAATACAGCTGCTGATTTTGTGTAATCAGTAGCGTATGTAGCATCCCAACCTTCATGAACTACAGTCATTTCTTCAACCATTAGGCTGTTGCCGCCGGCATCCAAGTTGCTGTATGAAAGGTTAGTAATCCACGCATTGTAAATGCGGAATCGTAGAGCTACGTGTGGGTCTGCGTTTGCTCCTGCTTTTGATGCGTTTGAGGCATCTCCAACAGTAAGTCCAGAAGCATTTGGGTGGCTTAGGACCTTGATGTCAATATCGCAGCGAAAATCTGCACCAACACCAGCAGTTGCACCTGAGCTAATTACTGAGAACAGACGACGCATCCACTTGTAGTTTTGTGAGTTTTCTAGCATCACACCGCGGCTAAATGTAACCGGGCTGAATGAGGTTTGACCAGGAAGTTGGTGAACAGTTGTGTTGTAACCACCTTCACGGTACTGAATAGCTTCTGTTGCAACAGTTAAACCTGAGACAGAAGTGAATCCCATCTTGGCATCAAAAGACCAAGTAGGGGTTTCTGTTCCGGAAGGAGGCAGGAATTCTACCAAAAACCGGAAGTTACGGACTGGATCCGTTGCTAACGTAGACAATACGTTAGTAAATGCATTAGCCATTTTTTGTTATCTCCTTACGCCGAAGCGCTTCCGGTGATCTGCCCAATGCTGATCACAATGAACTCTGCTGGATATTCAACGGCTACGCCAATTTCAATGTTAACTCGACCACTAAGAATTTGCTGTGGGGTGTTATTTGAAGCATCGCACTTGACATAGAATGCCTGTGCTGGAGTAGTACCGCGGAGACCGCCTTGTGACCAGTAGTCACGAAGGAAGTTACCCAAAGACGTACGAATCTGGTTCCAGAGACGTTCGCTATTGTTCTCAAAGACTGCGAACGCACTACGGTCAGTAAGTTCTTTCTTTAAGAAAATCATAGAACGGCGAACGTTGATATAACGCTCACCTGGGGTGTTGTTCATAGTACGACCACCCATTACAACAATTCCTGCACCAGGAACGTTACGAATAGCGTTTACTGGAGCTGCCGCAACGTTTAGAGAATCTAGCTCTGTGTTGGTCAAAGAACGTTCTAGGGCTACAGCATTTGCAACTCTTGTTCCAAAACCAGCTGGTGTCTTAAATACTCCGCGTGTAGCGTCTGTATCTAGGAACTTACCCATAGCTGCTGGGCCAGGAGGAAGAATGCGTGTTGCTGAAGTAGCTGCGCTTAGTTGATCTGGCACTACTATCCATGGGAAGTAGGTTGCGGTGTTTCCACCATCGCCTGATGCAGCAAAGCCTGCTTTAACGTCTGTTGCGTAAGTAATTGCTTCAGATGCAGTTAAACCAGCTGGAGGATCAACAATAGCAAAAGCGTCTCCACGGGCTTCAGCGTATCCTGCTACGTCTGCCTGTAGAAGAACTGCTGCTGCACGATCATTTGTAGTTCCGCCTGAAGCAAAAGCATATGCTGCATCTGCGTTGTTAATCAGGAGAGGACTATTGATAGGATCAAATGTAGCCAAAGCAGTTTGATAGTTTGTACGAGTAGGTGCAGATCCATCTGCTCCACTTGTAAATGCCTTTTGACCTGCAGCTTCTGGTTGATTTCCAGGAGCAGCGGTAGAAGAATTTAGGTTAGTTACTGTTACATAACTTGAACTTGAGTTTACATATGAAACAACATAACGTGAGCTTGTTGAGGACATGCTTAGATCAGTATGTTGTTCTACAACAGAATCTCCATCAGAAATGATCAAGTTAAATGTTGTAGTAGAAGCAGAAGTAACTTCTGCCTTTAGGCTGTTACCCCAAGCACCTGGATTAGATGCAGTTAGGGTGAGTGTTGATACTGGAGTTGCTGCACGGTCACGGAGAGTGACAGTTGCTGCAGCAGCGCTAGCACCCACAACACGCTTTACGTATACCTGACGTCCGCCATTAGCGAAGAAGGCATAGAGAGCCCAAGTTGCTGGGAATGAATCTGATAGTCCACCAAAGGTCTTAACGAAGTCATACCAGCTTGTTACGAGTACTGGTGATGCCGTTGGACCCTTTGCAAACTTACCAACAAATGCGCCACGAGACGCACCGTTGTTTGCAGATTCAATTGTTTGAGGCAGGGCGACTTCATTAATGAAGACTCCTGGCCGGCTATATGTAGCCATCTGGTTTACTCCTTAGGGTTAGTTGGTTTTCTTTGGGGTGCCGTATTATGAAGATATTGTGGTGAATTCTGTAGACTGGCTATTGAGCGAGACGTTGGTTTCTGTCACAGGGACAATTTCAGAAAGAACAGTAGGCAAAATTTCTGCGCTTACTCTAATGGTATAAGCATTAGAAAATAAACGTTTTCCATTTTCGTCTGTAGTATCTTTCTTTGCAAAGCCCAGAAAATCTACACGGCGAACCGTCTTATCTTCTGGTACTACTAGTAACCCATACCGTAGAGGTATGCGTTGTCCGGTTGCCATCTCTGCCATAATCTGTCGATCATGTCTTGGCTGACGTGCCCAAGTTGTGATCTGATAGTCAAGGTAGACTGGAATCGGAAACTCTGTCATATACTGCTCAGAAGTGTTTGCTCCTTCTGGGAAGTACGGCATTTGAATCTCACCGCGATGAGATCTAGAAAAATCTTCGTTGTATCCTAGAAAATCTATGGTCATATATGGGTATGACTGTGCACGGATTTCTAGATCAGGTTGTCCAAACCATACACCCACTGGGCGTGTTGGATTACCGCTATCAGATACAGTCACACCGGTTAGCATTAACTTGATTGCTTTATCTTCATTAAGAATAAAAGGCATTAGAACATCGCCCCCAAGATACCCATGGCATAGGCAGAGTCGTTGACTTGATCTAAAAAGCGTCTTAGAACATACTGTGGGGCAGAGTTCTGAGTCCCATACTCTAGATCGTTTACCTTAGAAGTTAGGTAGGGTGGATAGTAGACAGTGTAGGTTCCACCGTCATTAATTACAGATAGGTTATTTACAACCTCGGCAGGCCACCCATACTTCAGGCACCAATCTTGTAGTGCTTTAGTAGTTGCCGCAGAATCTAGGCGGGCACCTTCGTTGACGGAGTTTCTAAGTCTCTCAGATAATCTCATTTACGGCCCACGATTGCTTTAGAGATTAGACTTCCTGCAATCCAACCGGTTACCATTGAACCAGCGTGGAATTTGTCTAGACCTAAAACACCGCGGACAAATTGCTCTTTATCAGCCTCAGTTTCGGCTCGAGCCATCCTATCGAGTAGGTAAATCATTAGAAACCTCCAACGGGAGACATGCAGGGTTCCGGAGGCACCTCCGGCGTTATTCAAAGGATAAATGAAAAAGCCCCCGTTAGGGGGCTAAGTCATTACTTCTTTTTAGTTTTTTTTGCCTTGCCTTTAACCTTTTTGGCTAGCTTAGCGTCATTCTTTTCGTCTTGTTTTTCAAACTTCTTTTTCTGAGCGGGGGTCATGCCCTTGGTCCACTTCTTGTCATCATGGGCCATTACATGCCTTTCTTTCTAACCATATTAGCTTTTTTAGCCTTACCCTTTGAGTCAGACTTTTTAGCGTACTTCTTATTAGCAGCGGCTAGTGTCTTCATTCCGTGCTTGTCTTTTGGCTTCATGCAGCCACAGGTGGCGCACATTATTTCTTCTTCTTTGCACGTAGGGCAGCAAAGTCAGATCCTTCTAACTTGCCGTTCTTGTTTGAGTCAAGCTTTTTTTGTTTAGGGGTTAGGCCTTTGCCCTTTTTCTTGCAAGCACCCTTACATCCCGGCTTTGAGCAACCACATCCGCATGATTTACACATTATTTTTTACCTTTCTTAGGTTTAGCGACTTTGTCTTTTCCTTTACCTTCAGGCACACAGTTTGGCACCTTTTTTCCGTTTTGAGTTTTCATACCCACCTGGACGTACCCGTCCCAGCAAGGATTCTTAGCCATTATTTTCCTCCTTCATGAGGATTTTTTCTGTGCCAGGCACGAGTAGCTCGTTCCCCAGCTTTTACGGTTTTTGCACCGGCTTTTTTAGTAAGGTTAATCTTATCGTTCTTTCCGGCCTTAGCGCTCTTAGGGTGATCTACAACTACATCGCCCTTTTTAGTCTTCTTTATGGTGTGCTTTACGCCACCAACAGTAATTTTAGCCATTATCTTTTTTTCGCTTTCTTCTTTACTTTCTTTGGAAGTTTGCCTTTAGGGGTTTCCTTTTCCCATTTAGTGGCCATTTTAGGTTCATTGGCATACATCCACTTACGTTGAGATTCAGACTTAAAAGGCATTAGGCTGGTGTCCCTTCGTTAGCATAAGTGTCTTTTGGATTAAACGGAGAGTAGTTAGCAAACTGTTGGAATTGAGGGTCATTGACCAGCTCTTCAGGGTTGACCTGGTAGCAGTCAATATCAAACAAGGTGTAGTCGTCAGTGATAATTCCCTTTGGAAGAATTCTCTTAGGGGTAAAGACTTGGTTCTTAAACACAATACGATCTCGCATATACGAATCTGGGTTAGAAGGTAGGTATTTAAGCTCAGGGATAGGTAGCGACTCTCCCCCAGATAGGGAGGATCCGTCAATAACGTCCATGTTAATTGTAATACTCAGAATATCTGTGTTATAGAAACCGCGGTCATTCTGTATGGTAACGCCTTGAGTTAGGGTTGCATTAATAACCATAATGTGGTGTGGGCCGTGCCAATGACGTCCGCCGTCTGCTCCAGAGGAGCCTACGTCATAGATTGGGTCTACAAAGGTAAGGTCTGGGCGATATAGCCACCACTCAATGTCATAACCCACAGTACGAACAACTTCTTTTGTGGTACCAGAAATGATAGAGGCACGCTCATGATTGATGTTGAATCTACCGATTACCTGTTCTCCACGCATAAGAACATTTTAAGTCCTGTGGACTTATTTGCCTGCTCTAATAACGTGCAGGTATTCAGGACCCTTTGTGTAGTACCAGTGATCTGGCTCCACATAGTGAAAGAAAATCATGGTTATTTGGTTGTTTTCTGGGTCTGTAAATTCATTGCGCCAATGCTCTTGGTCATTTCCGTAATAGGCTAAAGCCTCATTCTCTTGAAGGGTATACGGCTTATCGTCTACCCAAAGATCCCATGGAGTTTTTTGGGTCACGCACATATCAAGAGTATAGGTACAGGCATTGTCATCCCTATGCCGGTATAAGTTAGCTTTTGGAGTTTCATACATGGCGCACAAAGAATATGAAGGCAATAGGGTTGGGCTGTTAAATACCTCCCTAGCAACAGGTAATAGGTCTCTCGAAATCTTATCTAAAAACTCGTCCCTTCCCAATAAGTATCGTCCAAATGGATCTGCCCACTCTAAGGTTTTTTTATCCTTTGAACTAAGGTAGTTAACCAGGGCCTCATAGTTTTCTGGATCTAAAAGATTTTTAATTATCTTTGGGTCAGGTCTCATTATTCAAACCAATTCACTATGGTATAGCGAGTACCTTCTTGAACAGGATAAATTTTATGGTTATACACGTAATTGGCTGCAAATAAGATTGCCTGATTTGCTACAGGTTTAATTTTTAAGTCAAACCTAGGAAACTCAATTTCTCCACCGGTGTAGTCATCGTTTAGATAATAAGACATAGAGAATGTGCGAGGAAATAACTTATTGTCATCAATATGGTTATCAAAATGATGTCCTTGCCCATATTTAAGAATTTGCCAGTTTTCTCCATTAGCGTAAGACAAGATTCCAAATTCCCTGGCGTAGTCAGATACGATATGCCCTAAAGAGTCATTAAGAAAGTCATGCATCTGTAAAGCTACCCCACCCTGAGCTCTAAGATCTGGGTTTCTATCGTATGGCGGAATGCCAATAGACTCAACATCTCTAACACTGCTAGACACCTTGTGTGGTACTCCGGGACCGTCATCAACCTCTCTTACAGTTCCAGGAATCCAGCTAAGGTTTTTAATCTCAACTAAACCTTCTAAATCAGAGATAAAACTTTGAGGATCTTCCATAACATCATAGTAAGCGATGATTCCGGGAGCTATATGTTCTTTTTTGATATCCATAATTATTCCTTAACGTCTGTTGGTCCCCACTTGTCAATAGGACAAGCAGCTTCGGCTAGTTTTACCTTTAGATTCATAAAGCAACCGCACTTTTTGCATTGCTTTGTTAGTTTGATTAACTCTGGACAAGACTTACAAATCTCGTAGCGTTGTTCTGCAACTTCGTCTGTAGTCTTATTATCTGATTGTAATAAGTCCCACGGACGAGTTGTGCCCTGAGCTTTTTTAAACCTTTGCCACGGTGTTAATTCTTCATCGCCCATATTATGCTCCTTATAGCTTAAAGTTGTGCGTTAGCATGCCCTTCGTAAAGAGAACGTCTTGATCCTCAGTATCGAATAGGTATACCGTAGCACTCTCAAATATTACATCATTTGACAGTACTATTGTCCACACGAGATCGGATAGGTTATCTCCGGTACGCTTTAGGACCTTATCTCCAAGGGCCACATCTCCAGCTTGAGCAAAGAAATACTTTCCGTTACTCTCTACAAGAATAGGGTGTTCTGGAGAGAACAGGTCCCCGTTAATTGAAATTTGAGCGTCTACAACCTTTTTAACAACCAAAGCACGTACCTTTGTTTCAAGCATCTCTACTGGGGTTATGCTCATAGATGTCCAATTTGGAAGGCTATAAGAAGTTTCATCTGTGCTTAATTCTTCAAAACGCACTGAGTGAACTATGTCACCAACCTTTAGGTCTTCAGCCTTCACATATCCATTTGGAGTTGATATTAGGGTTGAGCCTACTATACAGCCTCCCCCTCCAGGACTTGGAGTTGGTGTTGGCGTTGGCGTTGGGTTAACGCTAGGTGTTGGGTTAACGCTAGGTGTTGGGTTAACGCTAGGAGTTGGACTTGGACTAGAACAAGATGGGCTATTTAATGTACAGCAGCAGTTGGTTCCCGCACAGCATCCAATAGGATCACATAAGTTTGATCCATAGCAGGTAGTGTAAGGACCGCATTGGCAGCTAGGAGTTGGACTAACGCTAGGAGTTGGTGTAGGGGCTACATAGCCACATGCAGAAGAGTTCACGCAGCCACTGTAGGTAACTACTGGAGTACAATCATAGCTGTAGCTTCCGTTTGAGCAATATTTGCGTTGATACGTAGTGGTTTGTGTAGAGCAAAGTTGAACACCATTGCAGACGTTGTATTGATAATCTGGTGGGATATTGTTTTGAGCTCCACAAGCTCCGCAGGTAACTGCTACATAACATCCACTATCTACGGTAGATGCTGAAGGACATGTAGTACAACCAGAGTATGTAGTTGTTGTGGTGTTCATAATTCCTGAAGAACAGATTGAAGTGCTTACAGAACGAGTTCCTGAGCTGGTAGAAGAAGAACAGGTGCAGGTTACTGGCGGTGTACAAGAAGCTCCAGAAGCACCGTTTTCTAAACATTGCGTGGTAGAAGTACATGGAGAGCATGAGTAAGGCGAGGCTACGTCAGCCTGAGTACATTGATGATATCCAGGTAGGGATCCGCCAGTACCATATTGATTAGAACAAGGGTTTACAACAACTTCATTACAGGTTCCCGCAGCAACACTGATATTAGGACAAGTTCCTGGAGTTACACAGGTATAGGCCTTAGTGCGAGTTCCGTTTGTACCGCAAGCTTCAGTTTGAACTGAACCGTTAAAGGTGCCGTTTTCTGCATTTACTGACTGCACAGTTCCATCGCCGTAAACAATACTTGTGCATAAGCTACAGTTATATGTAGGAGTAACCGTAACTGAGTTGTATGTAAATGTAAGGGTGCTCATTAAAGGTATACGGCCGTTATATGCCTGCACCTGTATTGAGTTTCCAGCAGTTCCTGCTGGCATGGTAAACGTATACTGTGTGCTGCTTACTCTAGTTACGCCAGATGCATTTTCTGCTTGGTGTGAAAAACCAATATTAGTAATATTAGACGGAAAAGATCCGTTTAGAGTTACTGTATACCCGCCCGCAGCTGAGCCGTTAGATGGAGATAAAGAGCTTACTGAAGAGTCTTGTGGTGGGTCTACTGGTCCGCCTCCTCCAGGACTTGGAGTAGGAGTTGGTGTTGGTGTAGGGGTCGGAGTAGGAAGAGGCGCACATACAGATCGCCAAGATCCCTCTACTTTTACCCAAGAGGCATCCACTATTTTCCAAGAACCATTTACCTTTATGTACCCACAAGTTGCACTTGTGTTTTCAGTTACAGTACGCCAGGTCCCGTCTACCTTTATGTATGTTGCCATGGCTTAACTATACTTCAGCCAGACGTCCCCATCACTACCACCGCTTGGAGTCGAAGTTGATACTGTTATGTTTCTTACTACTGTAGAACTTGTAGGAGCACTAGTAACCACTCCAGCAATTGCAGCAACAGCGCCAATGCTTACAGGAGAAATATAGTCCGTTCCACCAGTAGCATGCTGTGTTGCGTGGATAGCTGGTGCAGCACCAATAGTTGCTGGGTTTGTTTGCGGAGTTCCAAAAGACTCCCACTGAGAATTTTCTCTATTCCAACGACGTAGTCCCATTAGTTCACTCCATATACTAGAACGGTTCCACCGGCAAAAGCACCTGCGGATAAAGTTAAATTAATTGAGGTAACAGGAGATGTGTTTCTCCATAAACCATAAGCTAAAAATATTGAAGAAAGATTTGTTGAGTGTGCTGTATAAAAACCTTCACATTTTGCCCAAACATGAGACGTGGAATCATAGGTATCTACAATAGTAAATGTAACGTGGTTTGTAGAAACGCTTGCTTTGATATTCTGTAAAGTAAATAACGCATTTGTGGACGTACCAACAGAATCAGCATAGCTTGCAGAGGTGTCTCCGTTGATTGTTACGGTTAGGTTTGCTAATGCAGTGATGTTTAACCCTCTAATTAAGATGTAAGCATCTTTGTATTCTGGGCTAATTGTGCAAGTTTTTGTAGATCCACCCGTAGATAGATCAATAGTTTGAAGCAAATTCTTTCCAGCGTTATTTAAAGCATCTGCGTCAATCCATACATCCCCGTCTACAGGATTTGCTGGGGCAGATAAACCTACGTGAACTGTTTTTCCAGGCTTGTTATCTGTAAATTTAATTGGGCCAACTTCTTGGCCATTTAATTGAACGGCCATTATGCAGAGATCTCCGAACCAAATGCTTGGAAGGTAGCATTTGCAGCCGAGGTGTATACATATACAGCGTCAGCCGCCGCTAGAGTAACTCCTAGGGTATAAGTAGCTGTGCTGTTTGCGGGCAATGATGCATCATAGACTAGATACTGCTTTACGTTTTCTGCATCCCCACCTTGTCGCAAAGAGATGCGATAAGTTAGTGCTGAAGCTCCACGGTTACACACTGCAATGGTAGACATGACTGTCGAGATACCAGTACCTACTGGGCCATAGAGCAGGGTTGGAGTAGTTGCCGATGGGGCACTCTGTGCGAGAATCTTATAAGTCGTTGCCATCTAGGCTCTCCTTCGAATAAAACGCTAAGTTACTAACAAGACGCGGATCGTTTGGATTCAATTCTACAGCCTTAGCCCCATAATTCAGGGCTTTCTCAAAGTTTCCTAGATTGTAATGAGCGATAGCCGCCAGGTCCCACGGAATGTATCCCCAGGCAAATTCCTCACATAAGTACTCTAAAGGCTTATCTTCTATGGCTAGGGCCTTTTCTGCCGCCTGATAACACGCCGTCCACATACCTTGCTCGTAGTAATAATTTGCTAGATCCACGAGAGCTTCTCTACGATCAGGGCATTCTCTATGAGCTTTAAGTAGCCACTCTTCTCTTAGATCCCCGTTAGTCTGCATCTTGGCTATGTACCTCATAGAGGCTGCTCTTTCAGGTGGCCACACTGCTCTAGGCAAAGATAGGTGACGTTTGAACTCTTCCTCTGATTGTTTGTGTTGGCCGTAAAAGTAAAGTTCTCTGGCGTAATAAAAAGCATTGCGGTCATCTGACGGATCTTCTTTTACAGACTGAGCTAGTAATGGCATGTACTGAGAACGAGGCTTGGTGTTGTCTGCGTGATGGTGGATTTCTAGGCTAACCCACTCCTGAACTTCATCAATGCGGTCAGTAACCATTACTTCATGCACGGGGTGTTTCCAACGATATCCGTGTCTAGAGTGAATCTTGTCCCCGCCGTACTGTAATCCGGGTGACCCGTCCTCGTTCCAGTTCCAGGTATATTTATAGCGCGGCCTAGTAGCTTTTTTTTCAAAAGCTTTTTCTAATTCTTTACGCCACCCTGGTTGCAGCTGCTCATCCATGTCTAGAGCGATGCAGTAATCAATATCGTTTGGTATTAACGCAAGAGAAGCATTTCTAGCGTCATCAAATCTCCAAGGCTTAATGGAGATGCTGACTACATTGATCCCAAGATCTGTAGCATAGGAAACAGTATTGTCAGTAGAACCAGTGTCAGCAATAAGAAGGTAATCCGCCTCTTTAGCTGATTCATACCAGTCCTTTACAAACTGCTCTTCATTTAAAGCTATTGTGTAAACAGCTACCCTCATGATGCTCCGATTTATTCAGCTGGATATACGGTTTCGTACCCGATTACATTTCCTTTATCGTCTTTAAGTTCAAAAGTTTCTGCTCCTGAAGCATCTACTCCAAGGCTAGTTCTTACATCACTCATGTTGTTTTAAACCTTCCCCAGATACCAATAGTACTGGATGCAGATACAGTCGTTGACGCTGGAAGGTCTGTTTGACCTCCAACTACGCCTGTAATTCTAGGTGCTAATGTAGATAGGGC